GCCAGCGCTGGCCAGCTTCTTAGGGATGCGCACGCCGCTGATCGCGCCGCTGCAAAGCGCGGTGTGCGTGAAGCAAACCGGCACACCGGCCACGGCAGTGGTGGAAGTCCACGGCTTCTTTGCGCCATAGGTTTTGTTTTGGGGGATCCATGCGAAGACTGTTCCTAACCGTTTGTCTTTTGTTAGGCGCCGCCTTGCCGGCGGCGGGCCAGGGCGGCTTCACCACCGTTACGGGCACCATCACCGGCGCGGTCGATGGCATCGTATGGAGCTGCGGATCGATCTCCGCGCAGCTCATCACGGCCGGCGGCGCCAGCGCCACGCTTAACGGCGGCGGCTTCACCACACAGACTTCCCCTGTAGGGCTTGGCTGCCCCACATCGCCGGGGACGGGCGCGCCCGGCAGCTTTGCGATGCGCCTGGCGGATAGCGGCGTCATCAATCCATCGAACACCACGTGGAAATTCACTATCAACATGACGCCAGGGATCGCGCCGCCCGCTGGCACCGGCCCGCAGTCGTTCACGTTCACCAGCGCGATCAATTGCAGCACGAACACGCCCAACACCTGCACCAGCAATACGATCGATATTTCCGCGCTGCTCTCCGCGCTCGCGCCGCGCCTTTCGAACGTTTCAGGCGGGGGCTTCCCGGTCACGACGGCAGTAACGGTCAGTTCGGGAGGGTCGATTAGCACGTCTGGGACTGGCACTATCATTGCTGGTGGGGCGAACCTTAATACTTTCCATGATCGCTATTATGGCTTGGCTCCGACTGATCCAGCTTATGGCGCAAAGGGTGACACAAAAGTAGTCTTCAACTGTGGGATGACGACAAACAACCATGTCACTTGCGCAACAGCTAGATTTGCTTCGACGGACTGTCAAACGGGAGGCGGCTGCACTGGAGCAACGAACAAATGGTTTGAGTCATGCGCGACTTCCGGTTGCGCTTCTGGAACCACCATCAATACGGGTACGATCACGGCTTTCAATTCCTCAACCGATGTAACGGTATCCATCACGGCTGGGACCACATACACCAACACGAAATTAGCTTTCGGAACCGACGATGATGCTGCGATGCAGCTTTGGGCCGCTGCTGTTGTGGCCGCCCCCGTTCTCGGCACTCCTGCTCTCGCTCGTGGTGGTTATCTTCCACAAGGCGGATTCGCTATCAAGCAGCCGCTTCAATTCCAGTATCCCCTGACGTGCATTACGTCTACTGGCATAGGCTCGGATGCAACATGCGGTGAGGGTGGGCCATCACAAAACTTTACGGCAGGACTCTCTCCCGGTCTTTGGATTGAGGGACAAAGCACTTCGGCGTCTTTCATCTACGTTCGCACTAGTAGCGTTTTCACATGGCCAACATCGGGCAATAATATCGGCGCGTTCTATACGAATGGATGGTCATTCTCTAATCTCTCAAATTTCGCGCTGATGGCAGACCAGTCCGTACAAGCAACGACAGGTTCCACGCAAGTCGTGGCCGGAATGCTGCTCGACAACTCTTCACACAATCAGATTGATGGCTTGTGGATACAGGGATTCCACAATGCGGCAGGGGGTCTGTGTGGATTCTCGACCTTTGAGACGGATTTTGAATCGAAATACAAGAACTCCGCGTTCGAGGCCAACGACTTTAACGGCTGTTTCGGCAATTCTAATACCGGGTCTCCATCCGGCAAAACGATGGAGAAGATTCAAATTGATACGGTCTATTTCGAGAATCCCGGCGCGGGTATCAACGTCGTTTTTGGAACATCGAATGCCGGAAGTAGTATAAATCTCAAACAGATTTCCGTCACAAACAGTAGCACTTGGAACGGAGGCACTTCGGTTAGGTTCGTTTCTACCGTAACGCCAAACGGAGAAACTGTTCAGTTCTTCAATTTTCGACAGAATTGGACTTTCGCCGGGTCTACGGCGAATATCGGTTTCCGTCTCGATGCTGCTTCGACCACGGCGGTTGACCTGCATGGCAGCTATCTAGAAGACACGACCAGTAATGCGGGCGCTGTTCTCGTAAGCAATCTAGGTAGCGGTACAGTCAATTTCTACGGCGGCCAACTCTACTGTCCGTCCTGCACGAATCTCTTCAACAATGCGGGCAACATTTTCGTCTACGGCACGCGCCTCAATTCCGGGCCATCTGTGGCGAATATCCAGACGGGCGCGGGCCACACCTATGCCTTCATCCCTGTACTTGGCGCGAATGGTGGATGGACCGGCTCTGGAACTCTTCAAAGCACGCAATACATTTCAAATCAGGGCGTAGCTTGCACGAACGGGGAATTGGCGCTCAGTGCTGGATGGCAATCTACTGGTTCGGCCACAGTCACGGCTGCTGCTGGAACTGGACAGACATGCTCTTGGACGATTACGACGGGAACAACTACGGCAGCTAACCCGACAGTCACCGATACGCTAACGAATGTGCTGCCAACGGCAACTATAGTTTGTGAATTAAACATTCACGGCGGTACGCATGTCGGAGCAGCGGGCGAAGGTTTTACTCAAACGACCTTTTCAGCTACAGCCCCTATATTTACGGCGGATTTTACTCCCACAGCAGGCGGAACGACCTATCTGGTTACGCGGAGGTGCGGACCATGAAATCTCATACTCGGCTTTTTATATCCGCCATTTGGTGTTGCTGTATCTCTTGGGGACTTATCATTCATCACATTTATGCGGCTAGTCATCAGAAGCCGCACGCACCTTACGCTGACCCAAACAGTCCCGATCCAGACGACCCAGAAGCAAAGCTGCGAATTGAATATAAGGGCGAATTGACTGTGCCTAAAAATGGAAAGGTTGTAATCTTGTTTTTCCCTGATTACTTTGTGCGCGAGCCGGGATGCTCGTTTGAGGGCGGTACGCTGCCAGGAAAAGCTCCAGTCGTCACCAATTACTTCGCCAAACTAAAGGCTAAACCCGGAGCGAAGATGAAATATCGCTGCGTCGGGGTGAAGCATGAAGAACACTGATAAAAACGTGGTGTTTTGGAGCAAGAAATTGAAAAAGTACGTCACACTCACGATGGAGCGATGGAAGCAGTTACAGAAGATAGCAAAAGGAGCGGCGGCGCTTCTCTTGTTAGCCGGGATCGCTGCCGCGCAGTCCCCTATTCAAGCCCCCGCTGGCGTCAAGACACAAACAAACGTCGCAGCCGTTACGCTTTCAGGCCAAGTCGTAGGCCACACAAATCTAGTTGGTGTTTCTTTCTGTGAGAATAGCTGCGCGACGAACCCGACAGGTGATGTTCTAACAGTCACAACAAGCAACAATGATACCTGCGTTTCGCTCGTCTCTAGCATTACGGCCAATGAGGCTGGGTCGATTTGGTCTTGTCCTGTATCGGCGGCAAGCACAACGATTACAGCGACGGTGACAGGTTTCAAGACTTTCGTTCATACGGCACTCTCGCCATCTGAATGGGCTACGCTTCCACGGGAGTTTGCACTTGCCGTGGGCGGGGCGTGCTCGCCTGCTCTCGGCTATGCGGTCATAAATCCATCGAACGGTAGCGCAATCACTCTCTCCGGTTCGGGAACACCTGCATGTCAGGTCGCTCCTATTGGCGGTGTCATTTATGCCAACATTGGCCCAAAGCCCATCATCGACTCTCTGACATTCGGCGTTCAACTAGCTAACTGCACGCTCTGCGACGGCACTGACTATTCCGCACTCGCTAGCGCCAGCATCTATCAAGGCGCATCTTTCTCGCTTTCGACGCCAAACGTAAGCGGACCCGACAGCCCAATTTGCTCAGGGACACTGAATGCCAATGCGACGGCTTCATGCTTGGGAGGCGTCAACGTCGCCCCTGCGATGGTTGCTATCGACATCAGCGTAACGGACCCGATAGGCAAACTGATGTTCCCGACATTTACCTTCTCCGTACCGTCGCTGATTCTTACGGGTGGTCCTGGTGGCAACGTGAAAGCAATTCTAGGATTTGATGCTACGACTGGGAAGCCGCGAGCAGGACAGGTGTTCACACAATGACATGCACGGGCGCACTGTGGTTTCGCAGATCGCTCCGGGCACGGTGTGGGGTACGCTGAACTGATGCGCCGCAAATGTCCGCAAACCTGCCTCTACTACGGAAGGAAGCACTCCGAGAGACTTTCGAAATGGAATGGGTTTCCATCGATATAGAGCTGAACGGCAAGGATTTGAAGAACGCGCAGCGCATCGTTGGCGATAAATACACGGTGGAGTCCAGCCGGGCGAAACTATTCATTCTCGTAAGGAAAAAGCAGTGAGCGAAGAACCTGTAAGTAAAGACTTTGTGGACCGCGCCATCGCCGCCGAGCGCACTTTGACGGATGAAAAGTTTAAATCTAGAGACAACGCCATCAAACTTCTGGCGGACGGCGTAAGCGGCCAGCGCGCGATCTATGTGGCCATCGGTTTATCGGTGCTCTCCGCCGTGCTGGCTTTAGTATTGAAGTTTTTAGTCAAGTAGCGTACAACCGTCGCATGGCCACCGCCGTATTCAGCTTCAAAGTAGACGCAGACGGCAAAGTGACGATGGCGCACGTCTTCTTTGGCTCCACGAAGCATGCCGCGGAAGCGGAGATGCGCGGCCACGCGGAGATTTGCCCAAAGTATGGACCGGCGTTTCGCGCGAATGAGACGATCGAGTTTGCGCGGGAGATCGATGCGCTGCCGCCAGCCGATGGCGACGAACTGGAAGAATGGCTGGATGCCGTCTTCGGCGAAGCAGACGAAGCCGAAGACGAAGTGATCGAGATGGAGCGCGAGGAATGAATCGGCGAACTTTTATTTCTGCGGGAGTAGCCGCCTGTGCCGTTGGCGCTTTGCCTTTGCCTGCACAGATTCAACCTATCGGGCGGATCCTCGACATAAAGCCAGAGCAGAGGCAAGTCCACGGAGAGTATTTTTTCGCGCACTCGCAATCGCAGGAAAATGAACTCTACGAAGCTGCCAGAATAGCCGCCGCACAAAAAGAACCTCTCTATTTTTGGAACGAAGAGTATCGTCCACCGAAATACGGACAAAAAGGAATTCTGATTTTTCCAGATCATGGCATGAAAGGGTCTGACACCTCGCCGTACGTTAACTTTTGCGCCGTCGTGCTTTTGCCGGAAACGATATGGCATCCAGCGTTTGAAGAGATTCGCCGGAAAGCCGAGCGCTGGTAATGGCTACAGCGGCACAACTCGCGCATGAACTGAGCGCGGCGGAAGAATACGCGCGGCTCACCGGCGAAGAGATTTTCGCCGCATCGCGCGAGACTTCCCGCCAGTTCAACGGCATCGTGCTTGCCAGAGCTACCGTGATCGTACAGACGCGGCTGCGCTGCTCTTCTCCCGTGGAGCTCGCGAGGCGTATGGGCGTCGGCAAGTCCATCGTCTATCGCCACATCGCGGCGCGGCCCATTTCGGAGCATCTCTTTCGCCGTTCCCTGCGCGATCTTGCTATCCTGCTGGAAGAGGAAGGCATCCCTTGCCGGTAAAAATAAAAGCGGATCCTTTAGGTTCGTGCCCCTGTGGCCGGCAAATCTACGCCGCTGCAGAAGGATGCGTGGTTATCCATGAACTTCCACAGTGCGAAAAGTTTATCGAGTTAGATCCTTATGAGTTTCTAAGGTACGTGCGGCGCTCGCGCGGCATCCCCGATGCCGCCGTGGAGCATGTCCAGTGAACCTTTCGCCAGCACAGATCGCGCAGTACGCCGCCGCCGCCGGCTTCACCGGCAACGATCTGCTTACAGCGGTGGACATTGCGCTGGCCGAAAGCGGCGGCAATCCGGCCGATTATTTCAGTGAGCCGCAAGACGTGCCAGGGCGTTACGGCCGAACAAGTGCGGGAGATGGCAAAGGATCGTATGGGCTCTGGCAGATTTACCTGGCAGCCCATCCGGAGTTTGCCGGCGAGAATCTGGCCGATCCGCAAACCAACGCCAATGCCGCGTATTCGATTTATGCCATCGCCGGCGGCTTCACGCCGTGGAGCACCTACACCAGCGGCGAATATGGGATGTACGAATCGCCGGCAGTGCTGGCCGCCGTGGCGGCGTTTGCTCCCAGCGTGCAACCTGCCAACGTGCAACCTTTAACGCTGGATGCGTCGACGGGCCAGCCCATCGTTTCGCCCGCAGAGATTGCTGCAGGGGCATATCTGCCGCCGGCCAGCCCATCCGTAACCGATGTGCTGCTGTGGGGCGGCCTCGCCGTTTTTGCGCTGTGGATTTATTCAGAAGCCGCTTGATGCCATTCGTTATGACAGTTCCGCGCGGCGAAGCACCTAAGCGCGGGGATCTTCTGCATACGAATTGCGACACTCCCAAAGAGCGAACGTGGTTGGTTTTGCGCGTAAGGAAGATTGCACGGCGGACGGACGCTCCGTTGGGCATAGTCAAGCCGCGATTCGAAGTTTGGCGGGTGCGCTGGTGGGAACTTGAGCCAGAATTCCGCATGAAACTCTATCGCAGCGCGGAGCGTCATGGCGGGCAATTCATCTGGAAGCCGGAACCTCCAACATTCGAGGATCTTAGAAAGGGCACACATCTTGCGCGTTCTAAAAAACACATGCCGCAAAGAGCAAGGCATAGCGGAGCCGGGGAACACTTGCTTGACTACGCCGGGGACGTGTGAGTCATGTCCGAACTGGTGGAAGCGAGCTGCATCTGATCGGCGAAGTAGTTTGTCCGCGCGGCTTCGCGAAAAGATCAGCACAGCCCTTAAAAAGTAAGACTTGACAGTTACCATTCTTGGTGTTTATCTCTTCGCGAAATGACAGACATCGAGCTGATGCAGTCCATCCAGACGAAATGGGGCGGCGCGATCGCCGAGGCGTGCAGCACGTCCAGCGTGCCGGCGTCCTTTCTGGCGGCGCTGATTGCCAATGAGACGGGCGGAAACTCCAATGCAAAACGATTCGAAAAAGGCGTGCTTGCTGCTCTCTGGGAAGTACTTCTGGGACGCAAAGAGGCTTACGGCAGCATCCAACGAATCGTGTTGGTCGGATACGTCGCCAATGTTGCCGTGCCCGCCGTCAACGTCCCCGCAAACCTTCCCTCTGATGCCTTCCAGCGTGTTGATGCTTTGGCGACAAGCTGGGGACTTACCCAGATCATGGGCTATCACATCCTCGAATCGAGCGCGCCCGTAAAAACCATCGCCGCGCTGCAAGATCCCGCGATGCACCTGGCGATGGCGCTGCGCCTGCTCGCGCAGTTTGCCGCGCAGTTTCAGCTCGACGTCACCAAAGATTTCGCACAGATGCTGCGCTGCTGGAATGGCGGCAGCCCCAGCGCGGCCACCTTCGATCCCAACTACGTCCCCAACGCGATGCGGCGGATGGATCTGTGGGCGTCTCTATGAACTGGCTTTGCCGAATTTGGCTTCATCAGTGGAACAAGTGGGAACTGTGTGGACTTAAACCCATTGGCGCGCCTGTTCAGTATGAAGGCCAGCAGCGTAGATGCGCGAAGTGCGGCAAATACCAAAAGAAAGTTTTGACGGTGTGGTTTGCGCGAGAGATTGCGACATGAGCGAACTTTTGCAGATGCTGGACGCGGCCGCGCAGAGCATCGGCGCGGATATCGTGGTGGGCTTTATCGTGATCGTTTCGTTTGCGATGGCGCTGCTCGGCATCCTGTTTTTTCTGCTGGCGGTGCGCGGCGTTTGGCGCTACCTCACTCGCCACACCGTAAACGATGTGATAGTCTCTTCGCAGCGGAAGGCGCTGCGATGAGTCTAGTTGAATCCGTTCCTCTCCAAACAAAGATCGCCGAGCTCGAGCAGAGAATCGACAAACTCGAAAAGAGCCGCCATGAGTCCTTTAGGTTTACTCGGATACGCCATAGCCACGGCACTGGCAGTTTGTTTGGAGAAGTTTTCGGCGAAGCGTTGGTCAAGATGTGGGAGAATTTCCACAAAGTGATGAAAGCGGCCTTTCAATGATTCTGTTTGCCACCAGCACGGGCGAAGAATGGTTCACTTTCGGCTGGCCGCACGCGCTGATCCTCGGCTTGCTTACCTTGATCTATCTGCTGCTCACCTTTGCCAATAAGCTGCCGAGCATGGCCAGCTTCAAAGACTTCACGGATACGATCAACTCTGCCGGCGGGCACATCATCATCCTCACGCTCTTTTCCGCGTGGTTTTTTGTGGCGTCGATGCGGCTGATTTTCCACATTATGGCTATGCCCGAGGAGCTGATCACCAAGCAAAACGCCATCATCATGGCCGGCGTGGGCTTTGTCACAGGGACGGCCTTTGGCGGCGCCTGGGGCGCGCTGCTCAAGACGATGAGCGGCATAAAAGCCAACGGCGTGTATCCGCCGCCCGCAGCGCCTTCCATCGATGTTCCCGCCGGCCCCACAGCCGCGCAGACGCCGCCAGCGCCTGGCGCGGCCCCTTTACCGTGAAAACTGTAAACGAAATTTTGCTAGCCATACTCCTCGGAGGAATGATCGGGGGAATGATTTGGCTGCAAGGCGAACTCTCGCTGATCCACGCCGCTTTGTGGAATTTTTCATCGTCAAGCTACGATCTAAAGCAAAACTCTGGTCGTGAACTGATAGAAACCAACAAAGTGCTGGCCGACGCGCACGATCTGATCGCACATACCGATATCACGCTGAACGGCCCGAAAGGCCATCCAGGGCTGATCCCGCAAGCCACCGTGCTGGTGCAAAAGGCGCAGCCGGCGATGGATAACCTCACCGCCGCCGCCGCGCATCTCGATCAGGCTATCCAGCACACCGATGTGGCCATCCAGAATCTAAACGCGCTGCTGGCTAGCGGCACAGCCACGATGGCGGAAGTGCAGGCGTCCGTAAACCGCGTGAACAATCTGATCGTGGCGCTGCAGGGGCAGGTGCAGGATCCTTCGATCAAGATGGCGCTTGACAACCTGGCCGGATCGGCGAAAGCTATGGCCGATGGAATGCAGCAGCTCGCCGCCGCGTCCACCGATGTGCGCCAGATCGCCGATAAAGCCCGCGAGACGTATCTAAAGCCGGTGAACCTCTGGTGGGGCTTAGTGAAAGAATTGCTGCCGCTGGCCGGCAGCGCCGCTCAGGTGGTGAAATAATGGCTTTACTCAATCTCACCAAACCTATAAGCGAAACCACATACAGTTGCGTATGTCTAAACTGTAATGCTTGGTTTTTCTCGGAGAAAACAAATCCTGTTGAAGCAGAATTAGAAGTTACGGAACTGCTTCGCAAGCACGCCAGGATGCATCTCGATGCAAGCGGTATATTAAAGGAGCGAACATGAGCACACCAGCAACACCAGTTGTAACGACACCAGCGAAAGTTTCGTTTTGGTCGAAAGTTTGGCACGATGTGACGGTGGCGGAACACGCCGTGGTGAGCTTCATCACGGGCGCAGCCGCCAAAGTGCCGGAAGCGGAAGCGCTGATCGCGCAGTACGGCCCGGAAGCGGCCACGCTGCTCAATTCCATCAGCGCGGGCGCCGGCAAATACGCCACCACGGCGGCGAATGCCGCATCCACCATCGGATCGCTGATTGAAGATGGCGGCAGCGCCGTGGAATCGAAGCTGCTCAATGTGGGATTCGATCAGACGCTGATCAACGATATCAAGAGCCTGTGGGCCAATTTGAAGGCGTCGACGCCCGCAGCCACTCCGCCGGCGGCACCTGCTGCGCCCGCGGCGAAGTAACGGGATACCACTGGAAAGGGGCGGTGCAATCCGCAGCGGTTCAGTAGCCAGCCGTAGTACCGTGCATGCGAGTTACGCAGTAGCCTCGCGGCAAGCCTGCAGATTCTCGGGCGGTGACTGGCAAAGGTAAAGTGAAAGCGGCGGGCCGTCCCACATAGAGCAAGAGCCTCACAGTGAAGGGTAAGCCGTGTAGACGGCACTGTGAGGCTCTATTTTTTGTGATAGACTGGCATCTCTCCGTCCAACCGCAAGGGGAGTGTGTAGCGCCGGCGTTTTCAGGTAGCACGCTGGAAGCGTGACGCGCGTAGGGCTGGGCCGCACTCCCCTTCCCTTTTGCCTTTTCCCGCGATACACTCTCGCCACAGGAAGTACGCAGTACCACACTGCAAGCAAATCCAAACGGGCGATGCGCCTTCGGTGGTTCGACCATCGCGCATCGCCTGTTTTTTTCGCGCGGCAAGCGCGAGCGTGGAAAAGTTATTTTGTTAGGAATTTTTCGCAGATGGCGCGCCAGCGGAGCCCGATGCTCACGCCGAAGATGCGGCCTTTGATGACGTAGCGCACCACGCCGCGCGGATGCCGCTCTTCAAAGCGCCGCAGCGCCTGGTACACCGCCGATTCCGTCGCCGGCTTCATGGCGTAAGCCCGAGATCGGCCGCCGCGGTGGGCGTCCAGTTCCATATACGCTGCCAGCCGTGCGCCTCGATCGGTGGATCTACGGGCGCCACATCGCGCAGTATCCACGCAAAACGGCCCGCCACGTAGTTTCCAAAGAGACGCTCGCAGTCCCACCCATTCTTTGGCTCAAACGGATGTTTCAGCTTACGCGCTTCCGTCTCCACCAGATGCGTGGGCAACACAGCCACAAGCTGGCACGTAGCCACGATGCAGCCGAATGGTAGTTTTTCAAATGGCGGGCAAATCGCTGGGCATCCGCGAACGGAATTCATCTTGAGATGGAGCATCATGCCGTCTACGTCGCGTTTTTTACCAGCGTGAATCGCCAGCGGCCCGCGGTAGTCCGTCGACCAGCTTCGCGTTTCCACTTCTTTTAACCCGTGAGCTACCAACCACGCCCACGGCTCATGTAGTGTGATGGCTTTCATTGGTGGGAGAACCAACGCAGCCACAGCCAACGGTCCCACGTCCAGCGGGAAGCGTAGATGATCAGCAGCTCGGCGAGCGAGCCCGCCAGCACGCCGACGATAAACTCACGATGCGTCGCGCAGAAGCGCGCCAAGCTAAACGCCAGGAAACTCATTCCATTCCCTCCCGTCCAGAAGCCGGCCAGACAGCTTTTTGCCGATCTTCGTAAGCCAATCGCCAGATTCCGTCTTCATAAATTGCGGGCCGATGTGTTCCTCCGGACCTTCGGCAAAAGGCGGTCCCCACTCACCCCACTGTTTGAAAAAGAACGGTACGCCAGCCGCCTGGCACTGATCGCGCAGCGAACGTGCCCAATCCGGATGCATGGGCCGCGCGTGCGGCCCGCTCTCTCCGCCACAGATCACCCAATCAAGTTTCTGGCGTGGGAATCCGTGGGGATTGTTTTCGTTCCTGGTTTGTTCGTATCCGGTGTGATCCCACCACTGACCAGTGAGGAAGTTTGTCCGTATCCCATCAGGACGCACGCCATCCGAAGATAAATTGCAAGTGAGATCCAGCGGACCTAACAGCGGCTCGCAAGATAGGAAGCGTACAGCCGCCGGCGTATCCAGCAGCAGTGGGATGCGCTCGAAGGCAAAGTGCTGATTCTCGACGCTCACGCCAAGCCAGACGTTGGGCAGCGGCTTCGCCCAATGGCCGTGGATTTTCCATTCTTTCGAAAACCACGCAAACATCCGCTCGGGCCGTTTCGTGAGCACCTGGAACGTATGCCGCTTGCAGTCCATGAATACCGTCATCACGTGCTCGATCCATTCGTCTTTTACGTCTTCGTGGAAGAGATCGCCCATATCGCAGACGAAGATGCGGCGCGCTTTTTTCCATCTCTTTGGCTCATCGCGACGTTCGCGGAGCCATCGGACTTTGCCGGTCCAGCGGACGTGCCGCTGGCCACGTACGGCTTCGTTCGGTGGAATGATGGCCAATCCCTTGTACGCTGGAACATGCGCCAACCGCGAAGCCGCCAGGCGCGCGGCGTAGCAATTCGCGCAGCCGGGGGAGACTTCCGTGCAGCCCACGATGGGATTCCACGATGCGTCCGTCCACTCGATCGATGTTTTGCCCATGCGTCCTTCTTAGCGGATTTTTTCAGGCGGGGGAATGGCGTCCACTTTCGTGGGCGCAGCGGTATTTGGATTTTCCCCCGCCTGTCCGTCTACACTCCCAGAGAGAGTAGACGAATCTCTTCCAACCGTTTCACTTCGGAGCCATCCAGAAGCGGCAACGGGCGTTTGCCTGCGCGGAAGTGCATCAGGTCGATCAGTTTCACGGCATCGCGTAGCGCTTCTACGTAGATGGCATTATCGTGCGCCGCAGCAGAGACGGACGCCTGCAAGGAAGTGATTTGAGCCGCCTGCGCCTGCGCCTGTTTTTCGTCCCTCTTCCGCTGATGCAGCTCTTCCACTTTCGCTTCTATCACCGCGCGCGGAATGCGCACGCTCGGCGACGTTTTGAACGCTTTCCGCTTCACGATGGGCGCCACAAATCAGGATTTTCTATATCCATCGGCATGCGGTTGGGATTCTGAAAGATTTGAAAGAGCAGTGCCATACGGCACGCTGAGCAGGAAACGGACAGCACCGTAAAGTTGCCGAGCATGTAGGGGAAGCCATTGATGGCTATCAAATCCTCCTTACAATGCGGGCATTTCGGAAGCGGTGGCGCTGGGATCGTGCTCCCCTGCTCTGTGCTCATCAGTTGTATCTCCCCTTGAAACGGCCCGGCATGTGTCTTTCGGCAAGATCGCGAAGCGCGAGATATCCCCACGGGTTTCCGTCCACGATGCGTTCGGCGCACGCTCATTTCGCCTGCTTCCAGTGGCCGCGGCGGCATTGCGGACAGATTTTGACGTAGCGCGCTTCGGTGACGGGGCAATCGCACGGTACCAGGTCAATGGCTCGGCTCCTGCCAGTGGCGACCGTGTGCGTGGTGCTATCGAAGATGCCTTCGCAGCCTTCGATGTGGTTTTGCGACAGGATTTTGTAGTCGGCTTGGCTGAATTCGAGGATCTCTCCACATTTGCATTCAAATATCGAGATGTGGTTCTTCCACTGCTGCCAGGTGGTTCCCTGCCCTTTGGCGTGCGCCGGCGGCTCCACAATGCCGCGAAACCGCCGCATATACCACCGCTTTACCCCTGCGAGAAAGGCTTTCACGCTTCCACCACGTTGACTTTCATACCGGGGACAGCTTGATAGTCGCCTTTGCCTTCACGTGTCAGGAATCCCATGCCGGCGATTTCCCCGCAGCGAGCTGCCACCGTTCCGTCTTTGAAAGACAGACCGCGGCGCCGCAGTTCCTTAATCACGCTTGACGCGTTCCGTGATTGATCGAAGAATCCCTCGCTGAGCAAGATTGCGATCGTGCCCTGCACCGTACTGCCATCCATCTCGATTACACGACGTTTCACTATCACTTGGACTTCGGGCTTTTCGATGGCTGTTTTGATGATTGGCTGCGTGGCGGTGACTTGCAAGATGCCGGGATCGGCGTGCCCATTGTCAGCAGAGCACGCCGAATGGTGTTTCTCTAGATTATTAAACGAGCGTTTGAGTATGTCGAATTGGTACTTTAACCCTTCGTATTTTTCTTTCCAGATGGCTTCCTCCTCTGGATCGTCATGCGATGCCACGGGCCGCGCATCACGCGCAGCAGCGCTTGTACGTGCGGCTTCGGGCTTCGCAGGCTGGCGATCTCTTCCGTTGTCAGTGTCAGTTCTAGCCGGTTCATGGGGCTGTCTCATTTCTCGCGGGGAACTTGTTTGGACTACCGTTTCAGTATCATCACTAACATTGTGACGATCACTGCCAGTTGCTCTTGACTTATCCCTTCTAGTTGCGCCAGGCCGATCGCTGATCTCATCTCCTGACTTACTATCGTTTCCTGCACCACTTTCGGGCATGCGCGCAGGATTTCTACCATTGGCCGCACTAGCGGATCGCTGAACGTGCTCATGGGCGTACTCCTTCAAAATGTCGCGGGCGGATTCGACGTCTTCCTCGCCGCGGGCGATGGCTTCGGCGTGTGCCGCCGTCATCCACGCCGGCTGTACGTAGACTTTGTGCATCTCTCGCCCAAAGCAGACGTAAAACTGGCCTTTGCTCAATGTGGCGATATCCGCCGGCCGCGGCCGCTTGGCCGGCAGCCCTTCGGGCATGTGTTCCAGCGCGCGCCAGATTTCGCGCGTGGCGCGCTGCACGCCAAAGAGCCACACACCCACCTGGCGCATCAGCACATCGGCCACGCCGGCAAGATCTTGCGAATCGATCCACAGAAAGTTTTTCATAGCGGCGGCTTCGCGGACGTACTCTTCCGCCGCCAGGCGCACCGGCGATCCGCGGAACTTGGGCGCGAACTTCCACGCCTCGGGAATAATGTTGATCGTGCCGTCCAGATGTTCGCGGATGCGGTCTGTTACGGAGCGAATCACCAGCGCCTGCAGGGGGAATTCGTAGTCGCGCAGATCCATCACGTTCAGCCCGGGCGCGAGCTCGAGCGCCGTGGTGTACGGCATCTGCCCGAGCTGCGGCATGATATCGTCCAGGTATTTTGTAAGGACGTAAAACATATCCGCATTCATGCCGCGGGCTGGTTTTTGTACCCAGCGTTCCTTTGGTTCAGCGCCTTTCTTAGCTTTCACTGGCCGTGTATCGCGGACACCGTTCAGGAAGCGCTCTAGATTGTCCCTCACATCCTGCAGCGTTTTGGCGGCTTCCGAGACGCGCATAATCCACGGTTGCTTGAAGTCCATTTTGCTGGTAGTGGACGCCTCGAGCAGCGATTGCACGAATTTCCAGTCCGCGCGTTCCTGGAAGTACGGCGGGATGGGATGCATCACGTGGAAGCTGGATTCGCCGCGCTTGGTGACGTAGGCCACCGCCTGCAGTCCAGAGCGGGAGATCAGCCCCTCGAGCGTGGTGGTTTTGCCGGATTCCTGCGTCTGCCCGGTCACGGCGGTATGCCGCAGCGGAATCTCGACAGGTTCGCCGGTGCCCACCACATAGCCGAGATGGATCGCTGCCGTCATTGCACCTGAGCCGCCGCGCATGAAAGCACGAACCTGATCGGATACCAGTCACACGACGTGTTCTTCGCGACGTCGCCTAAGAATTGCGTACAGAATCGAATGTGGATGCAGTCACTACACGTTCGGCCTTCCGGTAAGTCCATCGAAGCGAAGGCGTGCCCGCCTTCCCGATGAGCGTCTTGGGGTAATCCGCATTTGACGCAGCGTTTCATTGGACCGCCGAGGGCGAATGCGCGAACAATACTGGCGCTTTTGCCTCGCCAGTGTGGCCGTCAAACCATTGATAGCGCACATCCGTGCGATCCGTATAGATATCCACCTGCGCGGGAATGTAGAGCGACGGCTTGGACTCGCCTACGTCGACGATATTAAAGGCAGCTAGTCCATGCAGGATCGGGAAGCTGGCCAGTGGCTGCTTCTGGTAGACGATCGTGCCCACGGCGAACTTGGCTTCGCAGGTTTCCGCGCGAGACTGCCACGCGGCAATCACTTTTTGCGCGGTGTTGACGGCCTTCTGCGTTTCCGCATTGGCGCTCTCGATCGATGCGCTTACCGCAGCGTTGCCAGCCTGCACTTGGTTTGTGACAATGTGCAGGACGATGATCGTGGCGAGGATCCCGCCAGTGATCCCGCCTAACAGGAAATTAAGTATCGGTGATTTTGTCATTAGTTTTATCCTTTCGCGTGCTCTTCGATAAACTCGGCGGCCTTCGCCGCCATCTCTATGTCTTGCGCCAGGCTAACTTCCAGCCGTGTCTTTCCTCCCATGAGCCAGCCCGCCCAAAACGCGACCGCAGGATCCTTTGCATCCGGCACTTTGCCGGTAATCTGGTAGTGCCGAAGAAACTCGCTGACTTTCATCGCGCGTATTTGAGATCGAAGGCGGCCGCCGTCATACGTGTTTTTTCGCGGCGTTGGCGCGCGGCTTTCTTGGATACGGGCGCAACGCCGCTGCGCCGCGCTTCCCACTGCGCGAAGCTATTCCCTCTGATGGGCGTTTCCTGTGCCGTTTCGTCCGTCACAGTGGGGCAATTACTCGCTTTGTCCTGAGCGCTCAGGAATGGTTTGTCCACAGCCTGGGAATGTCGCGCTCCCGCATGTTCATTCCTGTTTACTTCAACTATGGTCACAAATCCCTGCCCATCAGAGGATTCTTTTCGGAGTTGCACTTCGGCGGCGTGCAGCCGATCGTCGGCGACGTCGACCAACTTCCGCAGCCAGCGCAGCGCAAACCGCCGCAGCGCGCGTTTCGTGGCGGGAGTCATGCCTTCCTCGCTTTCAACGCTTCGAAGAATTCATGGAGTTTCACCAGAACACCGGCGGCATCAGAAAGCGTAGTCAACTCCACGATTTGCGTCTCGCGTAAATCCAACTGCCCGGATGAGTACCCTTCTGGCCGGATGTTGACCTGCACACTTAGTTCGTACTTCATGCGGGCCGCCCTTCGCGGATGGCTTTGCCGCACGGTGGGCAAAGGAACACAACACTATTCGAATCACCGCGCACTACGGATTCCGTGTCTTTTCGGCATTCGATACACGGGCCGCTGATGATGATCGTTCCTGGCGCGATCGGCGTATAGCTGCCAGATCCAGCGTCAAGCACTTCCCATTCAGGAGCGGCACTTCGATTGGTTTCGACCATAAAGCATCCTCCCATCCAAGCAATCCCAGAGCGTGAACCTGTCCACTGAATCCCTTGCCAGGATCACCGGCTCCCGCGAACAGTTCCATCTGTGCCGGCGGCTTCCGCGTCTTCGTTGACTTCATCGTCTTTCTCATCGTTGCGGGCACCGCTTGCCGCGGCTTTGCCATCGACCGGCGCCGGCGGCGCTGGCAGATACCGCTCGATCCAGCTTGCGATCCAATTATGGTGCAGATCCCACACAGGATGCCCGCCAAGCGCTTTCTTTAGCGTTTCCCACCGGAAGGATGCCGCCATCGCCAATCGTAGCTGTGGGTAGCTGTAACCGTGCGGCGCACCTTCGTGTGGCGCTTTCTTGAATCGCAAAAGCCGTGCGATCTGATCTGGCCGTAATGCCCGTATTTGCTTACCCCTTGCCATATACGAACAATACGATATTTACGATTCTTTGTCAAGCACTATTTTCGGTCCGCACACGAATTATTGTGGATTATTGTGTTAAGTCTAATAGATACATGCGTGTGCGGTCTGTGCGGCGCGCTGTGCGGTTTCGCAGTTCGGGCTATTAAAAACTAAGGACTTAAACGTAGAGTTGTGCGGCTTTTTTTCGACTATCTAAGAAAAGAAAAGAGTTAGAGTGATTTTGTGCGGGAGGGTGTCTAAACTACTTCCTGATTCTAGGTGTCGGATTATTCCGACAGTAGTGGATATACGACGAATACGATTTTTGTGCGGTTTCGGAAGTGCGCATATACCCACTCCGCACAAAAACACACCTAAACCCTTTGTCATCAATGAATATGCAATTATACACCGCACATACACCGCACACGCTCTATTCATTCTAAAGGGGTTGTAGGTGAAAATCGCACAAGACTTCGCGCGATAGGGGTTGTGCGGTCGCCTGTGCGAGCGCGATCACCTGATCTTGAGAAAAATATATGTTGGAATACTAGAACAGGCTGGATTGACGCTGATTCTCGACCGCGGCGCGGTTCAGCCAGACGCATTCGGTGCGTTTCTGACTGCCGTGGCAAAACTGCGCTCCGGTCCAAGACACAACTTCCCACGTGCGAAAGAGCGATTTGTAGAGGTCGCCAGGGTAACTCGACACCACTACCATGCCCTTTAGAGAATGGAGCGTTTCTGCCAATTTCTCATGCTGCTTGGTGGACATTTCGTGGCGATAGTTGTGTTCCAGCCGATTTTTCGAGGCGTTGCGATTCCGCACGCTCGAGGGGTACGGGGGATCCACGTAATGAAGAGTATCGAAGCGGTCAGACTTCACCATCACGCGCAGCGCATTTCGATTCTCGATCACCACGCCTTTTAGCCGCGCGCAGAAAGCCGCGATGTAATCAGGGTAGTGGCTCCAATCTTCCGCGCCCGAAACGTTTGATCGTACTGAATTGAAGCGGAAACCCGTTCTCATCGTGGTGTCATAGATGCGCGTGCAAAAGCCGTTTGGGATCACGCCGCTTTTTACGTGCGTGATCGAATCAGAACCAAAGCCCATAAATGACCGCATGATGGTGCGCCGCGCTTGCTCCACGGGATCTTTATGATCTTTGTAGGATTTCACAAACTCGGCTCTCGAGAACGGAGTCACGCGCAGCAGTCTCTCTAATTGCAGGGCCCGGGCCTCATCCTGGAGGACGCGGAAAACGTTCACAACTTCCCCGTCCAGGTCGTTATAGATTTCCGCGTCACTGCGCGGCTTGAGCATCAGCACACTGGCAGCGCCGCCGAAGGCTTCCACGTAAATGTGGTGCGGCGGGAAAAGCTGGATAAGGCGCGGAGCGAGTCGCCACTTCCCGCCGTAGTAGCGTAAGACTGGCCTTCGCACGCGGAGTTGCGGTGCCGCGAGAGATGGGCGCGTGCTCATTCGTCGGACGATTCGGCGGCGGCGATGCCATCCGCAGTGATTTTCTTTTTGAGGCGGAGCACTGAATAGCGACTCAATCCAGTTTCTTGCACCACATCGTTGGCGTGCATCCCCGCCACCAGGTATTGCACGGCGCGCTTCCGCAGAATGTCCAGCATCGGCCGCGTAGAAAACTCCGCTGCGCCTTCGTTGACGCGATAGCTAATCTCAAACGGCTGTGCCCACTTGACAAAAAAGCGGCCATCCTTGCCGCGGCGCCGCAGCTTCGTGATACGGCATTCGACGCGCAGCCCGTCTTCTGCCGTGTACTCTCCGTGCGTGCGCAGTTTCAAATTGCAGGATAGCTGGATTTCTTTTTTCGAAGTGCCAAGCTGATCGCCGCTCTTCCCCGCGTGATGCACCAAAAACACGGACACTTTACGGCGGCGCAGCGCGAGTATCCATTCCTGCGTAGTTGACCAATCTTCCGATTCTTTATCGTCTCCACCAGGGCAGAGCGTGGAAATGTTATCCAGAATCAGCAGCCCGCCTTCGATGCAATGCTCTTCGATCCGCGCGCGGCCTTCTTTTGTATCGATCCGCGGTGGAAACTTAGGCTGCTGATCCGGCGTGATGATCTTCATAAAGCCACGCGCCGGCATACTGGGAGTCCACGCCTTTGCTATTTCCGTTTGCCGTTCCTGCAGCGTGAGCTGATCCATTTCTCCGTCGATGTAGACAACGGGGCGCGCTTTCGGGATATCCCACACGAAGACTTGCTCGGCGCCGATCGCCACGGAATACGCCATGTGCAGCATGATGTAGGTTTTCCCCGCGCCGGTGGGGCTGAAAATCATAGCGGAGTTGCTGACCGGCAGAATCGGTTCAATCACAAAATCAATGGGATCCAGTTTCAACTGCAGGAAGTCTAGAACGTCGACGGCAACTAATTGGTTATGCCCGTTGCCGTTCGTGGACATTTTCAGGAATTCGGCCAGGTCTGCAAAAATCTGGTGAGAGTTGCCGTCTTTCGTCCAGGCTTGCTGCTGCAGATCGTGCGTGGTGCGGATGATGGCGCGCAGGCGCTCTTTCTCTTTCACTATTTTGGCGTAGTGCTCCACGTTCGAAACGCGCGGCATGCCATCGGCGAGCGATGCCAGATAGGGGTCGCCGCCGGCCGTTTCGATGGTGTGCTCTTTGTGGAGCGATTCGGAGAGGCTGATCAGATCGATCGGCGAGCCCGCATCGGCGAGGCGCAGCATGTGGCGGAAGATCAACTGATGATGCGCGTGGAAAAAATCGGCGGAGCAAACATCCTTTGCGGCCACGGCGAGCGCCGCGTTATCCAGCAAGACGGCGCCGAGGATGGAGCGCTCCGCGTCTATATTTTGCGGCGGCGGATTGTCGGCACTAGTTCGTGAGCGGGAATCGGATGGCATTGGGCTGTCGTACTGCGGAGAAGGGAAGTGCCGAGCGCGCAGGAGCCCAATTTCCTAAACGCCCGGCACCAAACCCTCAGTCTCAACAGGGACGCGAAGGAAGGTACGCCCAACGGCGCGAACCTGTCAAGCACGCAAAACGGGCGTGTGTCTGTTCAATAACGCACACCTTGTGGAATTGTGGAAAACGCTAGGCGGGCGTGGTGGAAGCGGGCGCAGCATCGCGGAGACGCGCTTCGGCGGCTTCCGCTTCCGTGGCCGCCACGATGAATTTATCTAGAAACTCGGAAAGCCGCGGGACGTTCGAGAGGCAGCCTTTCAGTTCCGGCTCAAACGTGAAGAGCATCATCAATCCGTCTTTGCCTGGTTTGAGGCGTGGATCAAGCGATGGCGGATTCAGCAGCGCGCCCACGATGCGCGGATCCGTGTCGTAGAGGAATTCCAGAACTTTGTCCACGGCTTCATCCGTGGGGAATTCCATATTCGTAACGATCTTCGCGATATGATTTTCAATTTGCTGGAATGTGAGCGCCTGCGCGGCCGGCGGCGGTGCGGCTTGCGGGGCTGGCTGCGGCGTGGGCAAGACGGCTGGCGCTGGCGGATTCGGTTGGGCGACAGGCATCGGCTGCTGCGGCGGCATCGCGCTGCGCTGAATCTCTGTGATGCGTGCATCCGCTTCGCGAGACAATCGGTATTCGTGCATCACCGTCCCCAGCACAGGAATAAATTCGCGCCCGATATCGAGCAACGTGGTTCGGCCCGTGATCGCCGGCGCGGGATTAAGAATCTTTTCCACGGCGGCATTCAGGATGCGGTCCATCACCGGATTGCCAGCCAAACTTCCACCACCGCCATCGCCGAGCACTTGCTTCAATCTCAAAAACGTTTCGATGGGATCTGGCGGCGGCGCAAGCAACTTCTGAATCATCGCCTGTTTGAAAGCGCGGTCCAGTTCGCTATCTGCTGATGGCGCAGGCGTTGCAGGCTGTGCCTGGTGGCGCATCACAATTTCCGATGCGCTGCGCAAGACTTCCATCGAAAGGCGCAGCGCGTCTGGCTGCTGCGAAGCCATCGCATCGATTGCCCTGGTGGCGACGCTGGCATCAGTGGCTGCGGCGTGCGGCAAAGGATTCGTCATGTCGCTCGGATATTTCGGTGGCGCTTCGTTGACGCACTTCCCCTCGCAGATGCGCTCGCCATTCGCGCGCTTCAAAATTAGCCGGAACGCTTTGCCGCCATACTTCTGTTTGATGGCCAGCTCGATATCCTCGCGAGAACTTAGCGGCTGCTTCGTGCCATCGGGCATCGCGATATAGCCAGGACATTTTTCGAGAGTGTTCGTGCCGCCATAGAGCGATGGCTTAGGATCCTCGCGCAAGATGTAGAGTGTAAAATCGTCTCCCCACATCTGCGGCGTCATCTTCTCGATAAACTCCCAAAATTCTGGTGTGGTGCGTCCGGTTTTCTCTTGCGCGAGCTCGGCGGCAGTAACGGTGCGCGTTCTAGTGACTTTTTCGACTACGGGGGCGTCTGTGGCCAATCTTTTTCCCTCTGGGAAGGCATCTTATGCCCACTAATGGGCACCTGTCAACCTTCGTACAGCGTCGTACCTGCCCGTACGTTGGCAGAGTACTTGACGTACTGTACGTGCGTGATTGACACAATCGATGTAAAAAAGAGACAGTTGCGCCCGTGGCGAAAGAATCCTGATGCCGATCGCGTTTCCGCAGCAGCCGCTTTATCGAGTGCCGCTGATGGGCGGCGACGCCGGCGTTTCCCAAACAATCGATCAGATGCGCAGCTTGGTGAACGAAGCGATCGCCGATCCTTCCATCCTTCGCATCGCCAAAGATATCGTGCGCGGCGTCCCCGCCTTTGACGATACTTCGGAAGCGGAAGCGCTCTACAATTGGGTGCGTAACAACATCCGTTTCACGAAAGATCCCGTCAACAAAGAGACTCTCTATCCGCCTTCGGAGCTGCTGCAGATTCGCGCCGGCGATTGCGACGATATCTCCATGCTGCTCGGCACGCTGCTGATGGCCATCGGCTATCCCGCGCGGCTGATGACGGTAGCCGCGAACGGCGACGAATTTTCGCACGTCTACGTGGAAGGCCAGATCAATGGCCAATGGATCCCCATGGATCCCGCGCGCAGCGATTCGCAATTTGGAGTTGCGCCGCCATCCTACACACGCGCGCGCTGGTGGAGCCTTTCGGATTCTTCGCAGGGCGATCTGCCGGGGGCTTTTTCTGGATATCGGTCCCGACAACTGGCATTCATCGGCGGCGGGACGCTCGGGCACTATCAGCGTTTCAAATCGCATGTGAGCGGCATGGGAAGCTATGGCAGCGTGGCTCGCCATCGCACTACGTTGATAGGATCGGGGGGCCGCCACCGCACGATGGCTTTCATCGGAACGCCGCCGGATCAAAGCGCCGTCAACGATCTCACGAACAACGGCTATAATCCCGCCACCATAAACCAACTGATCGCGATGGGCGCCAGCAACGAACAACTGCAAGCGCTGCCTTTCCCCGCCGATCCCGCCAGCATGCAAGCCGCGGTAAACGCGCTTGCCGCGCAGCTTGGCGGCACAACGGCCGCGCCTGCATCGTCTTCGCCGGCGGCCACTGCGCCCGCTTCTGGGCAAATCACTTCGTCCACCATCGCCACCGTGGATCAAGGCATCGCGGATATTATTCGCGCGGCCTCGGGCCAGCCCGCCAGCCCGTTTAGCTACACTTCCGGACCTTACGCTTCTTTCCAGACGGCGTATTCGCCAGGTGCCGCGCCGCCTGCAGGCTATCCCGCCGCAGTGACGCCAGGCGTTTCCGTAACCGGCAGCTCAAACTGGATTTTGATCGCCGCTATCGGGCTCGGCGCGTTGATGCTGATGAGGCGCCGATGACAGTCGGCGCGTATCAAGGCGTGGTGGATTTCGCGTATCCCGGCTGGCGGCTCACCGTGCCCGGCGGCCCGGCCGGCGGCCACTACAAAGGCTTCACGCACACGGAAGCCACCGGCACCACCATCCTTCCTCAAGATGACTACGAACAAGATCGCGGCGATGGCATGTCTTCGCACGATGCGGTACACGCTTCGAAGAGGAATCCTCGCGGCATCTATCGCAGCTCGGCAGAAGTACCACCTCGGCCAAACGCGAGCGGCGCGGCGCACACCTATCGCGGCTTTCAGACGCGCCGCCATGCGGGCACCTCGGTAGCGCCCGGATCTTTCCCTGCAGACTTCAAACAAACCGGCGAAGACGATTTTCTTTCGCTGGCAGAAAACGCGCCGCACTATTTCACCCCTGGCGACGTAGCTTCCAGCCTGCTCGGCGATATGGGCGTGGCCTTCCGCAGAGTCGACGGCGGCCCGATCAGCGTGGTGGATGGCAGCCCGGTTTTTTTGCCATCGCGCGGTGCGCCGATTTTCGAAACGTTCACGCCGCAGGCGCCGATTGCTGTGGTCACTGGATCTTCCGTAGTTTCTTCCGCGCCTGCACCTGCGCCGCCAGCCTCGGGCGCCACCAGCGTGGTAAATCAGCCCACGGCAACGCCCGCACCTGCGCCGCCATCGCCAAGCATTCCGGTTTATAGTGCGCCGCCGGTTTCTCCCGCGCCGGCGCCTACTGTGGCCACCAATGAAGTGGTGCCGCTGAACGATGGCAGCGGCAACTATCTGAATGTTTCCACTGGCCAGGTAATTCCCGCGTCCGCCGTCGCGCAGAATCTGGCCACGATGCAGCTTACCGCTGCGCCGAGTGCGGGCTTTACCGCCGCCGGCGCTATGACGTGGCTCGAGCAGCCGAGCTCGATCTTTCCATCCATCCCGAATTGGGGACTTGTCGCCGCCGCGGCCGTAGCCGCTTCGATGCTGATGGGGAAGCGCCGATGAAAAATACTCTGCAAACCATCTGGCTAGGTGGAGCGTGTTTGTGGATTATTTTTGCTACGCCGATTTTTAAGCACTTCCCAAACAACAAAATTTTATTTCTTGTCGGAACGTTTTGGGCTGGTAGTGGGATCGCCTATAACCTACTGAGAAAGCCGACAACGGCATGAATCGCGAATACGTGATCGCCGATATCATCGCAGCCGGCTGGATGCTCTCTCTCTGCCTGTATCCGCTTGTCTACGATTGGGCCGTCTCATTGAAAGAGAAGTGCCGATGATCCCCGGCCATCCGCATACAGTGGGCGCTTCGCGGATTCCGCTCTATCTGCAGGGCTGGCAGCTCGGGCAAGATATCGTGGATCCCACGATGTACGATCCCAGCGGCGATCTCGTTCCCACGCCGGATACGATTCTAAATCTGATGCCATCCATCCCCGCCGTCTCGCCGATGGAAACTTCCACCTACGATCCCAGCACAGGGCTGATCGCGCCGAGCGGCGATGTTTCTTCGATGCAGCCGAGCCTATCGCCTTCGCAATTGACGCAGCTTTATCAAAGCGCCGCGGCGGCCGGCACCATGACGCCGGCGCAAGCCGCTTCTGCGATCGCGCAACTCAGCACGGGAGCCGCAGCCGTCGCGAAGGCGGCCACGGGCGTGGCCACGGCGCCATCGCCACGCGTTGCGTTGCCGGCGGTGGCCACGGCGCCGAATGCTCTTACGGCCGCCACGGTAATTCCCGGTGTGCCGAATTTTGTATTACTCGCCGCTGCGGCGATGGCCGCTTTCGCGATGGGACAACGCTGATGGTAATCCCAAAGACACAAGGCTGTAACGGCGGCGTTCTCAGCGGCATGGGGCAGGATGGCGTTATGAATTGGTTGGAGCAAACGGATCCAACGACGGGGCTACCGAATGTAAGTTTGTTACTCTTCGGAGCCGCCACGCTAATTTTGTTTTCTACCCCAAGGGGTTACTACCAGGTTCGCGACAAACGAACAAAAAAGCGAATCGGTCCAAGGATGTACCACTACTAAGATGCCGTACATGGCTGCAGACACGGGAAACAAAGTGGGCTTTCGGCCCTATGCCAGCACCAATCCGCAATGCGCCGCCACGTTAAGCGGACTCGGGCAAAATCATCCGTTCAAGCCGGAAGCGTGGCAGCTCCACGCTGGGCCAGGGCTTGGCGAATATGAATTCAATCGCCCTTTCGATCCCTGGGAAATTTTCCCCGCGCATTCTGGCATGCATGGACTCGCCGGCCTCGGCGATAGCTACGGAAACTCTGGCAGCGATGCGCAAGTCCAAACCGCTGCGGACGATCTGCTGGCTAGCGGCACGATCACGCAAGCGGAGCACGACGCGATCCTTTCCGGCGAAATGAATTTCCAAGACGTGCTGGGCTACGATCCCACCGATCAGGCTTCGTGGACGAACGCCGTGGGCATGCTGCAGCAATGGAATTCTGATCTGCAGACGATTGAAGCGCAAGTGAGCGCCGCCAATTTGCAAAATCTGCAATCAGGCGTAACGCCTTCGCCGGCGTTCACGGCGCTTACGCAAGCGGTGCAGCAGCAGCGCGCGCAGTATGAATCTCTGGCGCAGAATTTCATCAATGCGTATCGCACCGTGACGGGCAACGTCCCCACCGGGCTCACCGGCTTGGGGATTCTTCCCGTGGTGGCGTGGGCGATTGGCGTAGGCGCTGTGCTGGTGGCGGTCTATTTCGGCTATCAAGCGTTCCAAAATTGGAAGGCCAGCATCAACGTGCAGCAAACCATCGCCAGTACCGCCGCGGCGGCGCAAACATCCAACACCGCCACGAACGCGCAACTTACGGCGGCGCTGGCACATGCGCAAGCCACCGGCGACACCGTAACCGCCAACACGATTCTGGCCACGCTGCAAAAAACGGCGGTGCCCACCACGGCCGCGCCTATGACGGCGATCGAGACGTGGCTAACGAGCAATGCCATGTGGCTGGCCATCGGCGCTGCGGGTTTGCTGATTGTGCCGAATCTTTTTAGTGGTGGCCGGCGGCGGTGAAAGCGACGTATGGAACATACGAAGTCAAAGGCGGAGTGCAGGAAGCATCCGATGGAGCGATTCTCATCGCGTGTCCAGGCTGCGGAAATTGCTACAGCCTGCGGAATCCGCCATTCACTTTCAATCGTGAAACGATTTCCATCGGGCCAGCAAGCATCAAGCTGCTCAATTGTGGCTGGCACGGATACCTGACGAACGGGGACTGGATTACGTCACCAGATTCAGGCTGCGGGAAATTATTGGCGATGGCGAGAGAGGGGCGCAAAGTGGCAAGAGAAGATTTGAAGATTGGCGATCACGTCAGCTTTTTGCGGATGAGCAACAAAGCCATCCGCCTCACTGGCACCATCGCGAAGATTCACGATGATGCGCCGATCGTAGATATCGCGCTCGACAATCACCCAGCCGACAGCATAGACAACGCGCACGTGGACGATGTGACGGTGATCGATCCCGTTGCAGCCGAAACCGCGTCGCCGGCGCTCGAGGCGAATCTTGAAAAACTCGGCGAGGCGCATGAAGGGAACGTCGTAGAAATTCCGAAAGCGGAGTAAATGGCGCAGCGAATCAAAACCGATGTGTTGCAAGCGCTGGACGATTGGAATGCCGGCAAGCCGGTACGCTCCATCGAACTCGGCCACGTCCACCGCATGAAAGAGCATCCTGGCGGCGCGCCCGCGGTGGATTACAGCGTGCGCCTCTGGAACGATCAGGAACGCGCGCACGCCTACTGCTTTTATCTGCTCGGTAAAGCTGTAGCAGAAGGCGTTCCGGATCATCACGAACAGTTTCTTCTCTGGATCGTATCGGGCTTCTATCGAAGGAAGTTCCCAGATTTGACGGACGAGGAAGCCGTTGCCGCCGAATCGCTGGCGTGGAAAGCGCTGATCGTTGGCTGGGCGCGTGCCATCGATGGCCACCGTGAAGCCCATTACATAGAAGTGCGCCGTCATTCTTCCAGTTCTCCGCTTACCGCGGGAGAAGTGGCGGCCACATGAGCGCACGCGGCGGCATGGACGCATACGATCGGAAACATCTGAAAACATGGCTGCAACAATCCGTGTTTTCCGATGATCGCCGCAAAGTCGGCAAGGTAATCCGTTCATATGTCCGCAGGCATCCGGAAGTGATCGGTCAATCACGAAGCTGGCCAGAGATCCTTCGCCTGGCCGAAGCAAGCGGAAGCAATCCTCGCGATGTAAGCGCGCTTCAGAAAAAACGCGAAGTACGTGAACGTGCTGCGCAGATTCGCCAAGCCCGGCACGGCCAAGCAAAACGCAATCCAAAAATAACGATAGGAGATCATGTCAAGTTCCACGGGCACGATGGCAAAGACTATGCAGCCACAGTGATCGGCACGAAGCGAGGCTATTTCGAAATTTCGTACTACGTACCAGGAACGGGAACAGTCAAAGCGCTGGTCAAGAAAAAAGATGCTAATGCCCGTTTCAATCCTGCCGAGCTGTTGATCATGGGCGCGAATCCGCGCGTGGAAGTGGTGGCCGCGCCGAATCCGCCCACGGAAGAGATTGTGGAAGAGTTTACCGGCCGTGAAGTGGAATTCATGGATGTGTATAACGAGCCACACATGCCGCGTGGCCGCTATGCGAAGCTCGGGCCGCTGGTGGCGCTCTATATCAAGCCGGCAAAGGGCGGCCAGGTCCAGCGCGTCGGCGCATCGGAAGCCGTGGGCCACGATTTTCCAAAGGCGTGGGGCGGGCGGCCGCCTTTGGTGGTTTGCGATTCCAGCGCGCGGCAGATTTATTTTGTCGACGGCGCGCAGGACATTTCCGAAGCTCTTGCGGCGTTTGGCGCCATCGACAGAGGAAACGGAATTGTCGAGCTCGGCCAGGGACGCCGCATCGATTACCAATGCCGCAAAGAACACGTGGCCGAGCCAGACGAAGATTTGTGGAAGCACGAACACGGCGAAGAAAACGGCGCGCTACCCACGGTTTTGTTTGACACGCGCAATAAACGGCTGCTCTACGAAGGCGGAGACTACCGGATCGAGGGTCCATGGATCCGGAACTAAAGTATTGGGAAGTCTCGCTGATCAAAGGTTTCTACACGGTGAAAGCTGCCACTGCCGAGGAAGCCAAGAGTATTGCAGAGAGATGGTTGCAAACTCCCGGCGCCGAGATTGTGGGAGAGAAAGTAACAGGCGTTAAGGAATATAGGAGATAGGATGTCCGCAACGGCCACAGCACCGAATCGCAGCGCATCGATCATCACCAGTTCGCCTTTTACGCTTACGGATCGGCTGCGCATCCAGCAGGACTTCATCCGCCGCGGCGAATACACCAAAATCGGCAAACTCACCAGCGTTTTATGGGAAGGGCAGCGCAGCAGCGCGGGTTTGAGCCAGAGCAAAGATATCGGCCGCGGCATGATGGCCGGCTTTGGCCAGTGGAAGCGCAAAGCGTGGGCAGCTTGCACGCTCGATTGGCTGCACCATAACAACGCGCCCATCCTGGCCGTCTCGCGCGATCGCAACGATCTGCTGCTGCCTTTCAAAATGAACGCGCTGCCGGATATTCCGGATCCGCGCTGGACAGGTTTTAAGACGGCGCCGGCGGCGGATTGCACCAAGCCAGATATTCCGCGCATCCCGCAGCTTTTTGCCGGATGCTCCGTGGTGGGCGATCGCGCGTGCGGCACGATCAAGGACCGCATCAGCGGCAAAACCTATTTGATCTTTCAGCCGCTGCTGCAATTGCAGGTGCTCTGCGGCAAAGGAAAAGATTCCGGCTTTGGCCGCATCACCTGGATGAAGTCCGAAGGCGTACATGGCGCGCTGCTGGTGGAGATCCATCCGGACAGTGACGGCAAGTACGAAGCGTATTTCGTCGGCGGATCGTTCATCGCCGGCTAACGATTTTCTTGAATAGACAAACGACTTTTTGCCGGAAGGGGGGTGAACAAAAAATGGCATATCACAGAAAGCATCATCACAAGCGCCACCATCACCGAAGGAATCCATTCGGCTTGAGCGGCGGCATTGTGAAAGAAGCGGCATTCGTTGCTGCGGGCGCAGTCGGCGCCGCCGCATTGCCGGGGATGGTTGCGCCGAGTTTCAGCACGGGCTGGGCGGGCGTAGCAGCTTCGGCGGCGGCAGCGATCGGCATGGGCTTCGTGGGCAAGATGATCGGCGATCATGGTGGCGACGCGCTGAAAGGCGGGCTGGCCATCACGGTGCTAAAGGCTCTAAAGCAGGCGGGCATCAACACGCCCGGCTTGGGGCTCTATGCGCCAAGCTGGTTTGGCATTCCCACGGCTTCCAGTCAGTACCTGGTCGCAAGTCCGGGCAACATCCCGGTCAATCGCGGCGCAGGCACGCTGGTGGCAACTCCATCCGGCCCCGTCCTGGTAGCTCCGCCGGCAGGCAGCCACGTCAGTGGCCGCCTCGGGTATCACCGCTTCCGCAGCCGCTACGCAGGCAGCTACGGATGAGGTTAGCTCCGCGCCGGTTTTAGCGAACGGCGCGGACAGATTTCAGAAGCGAAATTCATGTTCGGAAAGCGGGGTGAAAACAAATGAACAGTAAACATGCATCACGGTACGAATCGCGTTACGCGCATTTGCCCGTGCTGGAAGAAAAGGAAGTGGGGCGTCCGCATTTTCAGAGTTTCCGCAAAAACCCGATCGTTGCAGGTCAGCTCGAATATCTCGTTCAGCCGATCTACGACTTTTACGGCGTAGCGGTGGCCACGCAGGTGACGAAGCAGCAGCTCTTCGCCACGGCAATCGGCACATCGTATACTCCGGCGGGCGGCGCGGCCTTCACGAAAACGGAGTACCACACCAACCTTGTCCAGAACGGAATGTTGGACGCCCCCAAGAAATTCTTGGTCAAGGCCCCAGCAACGATCGTGCGTTCGGACGCGGCTCCTTCTGACTTGAACGCTTTCATCGGGCAGACGCAGTTTGACCTATCGATTTCCGGAAAACTTTACTGGCAATCGATTGTCAGCAAGACGCCTGCAGGTGCCGGCGGTTTCGTCAGCGGCGCAGCCGTTACCACCGCGGTGGCTACCAACCAAACTGCACTGACCTCCAGCAACGGCTGGCCGACAGCGCAGAACGTGGCATCCATCACCGATCCCATGCCGCAGATTCCCGGCTTGGATCCGATGGAGCCCATCCTCGGGCAGCTAATCGAGCAGAACCAAAACTTCGCTGTGATCCTTGATCCAACGATCACCGGCGTGGCGGCGTTCAGCACGATTGCGGCTTTGGCTGGCGCGGCCACGGGCGGCGTTCAGGGTACGGGCATCAACGCCCATGTGTATTTGGAAGGCGTGCTGGCGCGCGCGATCCTTTAATTCGAAAAGGATGTTAAGCATCACGACTAGACTGCCATCGAATGATGGCGAGAGTGAGCATCGGTAGCTAGTCTCTTTTTATAAAGTGGCTGAAACCCACTTCGGAGATAGAAATGAATTCAGCTTTAGACGATCAATTCGAGCGGCAGTATTTCAGCTACGTGCTGGATCGCACCGTGCCGGCGAGCGCCGTGCAGGATCCCAACGCGCTGCAAATTCTCTCCGATGCGGATTTCGAATGGTGGTGGACGCTCGCGAGCCGCACATCCGGCTTGCTCAAGGTGTTGATGAAGGAACAAGCCACAGGCCGCGACTTTATCGGCACATCGCCGCAAGCGCAGGCCGGCGGCGCCATCTTCAACGGCATCAACATCGACAATTGGGCCGGCACGGCGACGCTAAACGCCTCATTCCCTCTGGCGGTGCCCTATGTGATGCCGGCAACGCGCGTGTATTCGCTGCTCTTCACGGATACCAGCGCCGCGCCCAACGTCACAGAAATTGTTTTCAGCGGCTTCAAACTCTGGCCGCGGCCGAGCGTGCAATGATCACTTGTTCGTCTCGGGAGATTTTTGTGATTTCAACGAACTTAAACGGCAACTCTGCGATGTGGGTTTTAACGAGTTGCAGAAGGTTGTCTAGATCCGGTGCGACAAAGGAATTAGGTCCGCTACTTCGCTTCGGAATGTTTTCATCTGAGTAGATGTACTCGACGTTCCACAGATAGCTTGTCATTTGTCACCTCTGGGGGCGGAAGGATAGCACGAATGTACGCAGGCGATGGCAACGGCAATTCGAACGCTTCCGGCAACACGCAAGCCAGCGCTGCGGGACGCTCGGCATCCTTCCATCGGCCGATGAATCCCGGCAAAGATCCCAACGTGTTGATCAACTATCTGGCGCGCATGCTGCCGCTGGACAGTTATCAGCACGCCGTCTATCGCCTGGGCGAAAAACATCCGCCGGGCTTTGAAGATGGCTATTGCCCGAGCTGGGAAGTGGGTACGGCGTTGCTCCCCGCGCTAGCCACTACGCAGCTACGCATCAACTTCCAGCGCGAGTTTCATCTTTTTGGTTTGATGCAGACGTCGACGCAGGCCGGCGGCTTCCGCATGCAAATCTACGACGCCAAAAAGCGGTATTACACCTGGCAGGATGTGGGCCGGCGCATCATGGGCGACTTGCAAGAGAAGCCGGGCGTGCGTCTGGCGGGCCGCGGCGTGGTGGCCGCGCTGCAATGCGGCGGCGTAACGATTGGCTGCCAGCCGTTTATGCTGCGCGAGCCGTATTGCTTTGGCGGGCCGAATTCGCAGGCGCTGATCATCATCCAGAATCAAGACACCAGCGGCGCAAACAACGAATGCCAGGTAGCGCTGTTCGGCATGGTGCGCCGATTCAACTGGCCAGACTGATGAAAACAGGACCGCGCATTGTTCATTACCTTATCGGAGACGGGAAACCGCCTCTCAGCAAACCTACGGTGATGATCAATCATCGCGGAGTAGTTGCCGAGGATGGATTTCTGCCGCCAGATGGAACGCGCGTGGTGCGCGGCACGATCATCAGCGTGATGAAAGAAGTAGCAAAAGAAAACGCGCTCGAATACTTGGAAGGCGACAAAGGTATCGTGCATAGGGCTTTAGATCACCGCCGTTCGCTGATGATTTGCCGAGAAGATATCTGCGGAAAGATTCAAGAGGAGATCGACGCTTTCAAAAGCGTTCCAGTGTAATGGGCTGTGCATGCGCAAGCGGGCACGATTGTGGTTGTCACGGGATGAGCCACTATCCCGGCGGGGGGCGTTCGCTCGGCGTGTATCGCAGGCTGCGCGGGCTTGGCGCCATGTCTCCCAGCGCCGCCGCTGCGCAAGTGATCGGCTCGGATGCTCACGTCAACGCCGGCAGCAAAACGGCCATCGCCGCCGCCGCTGCGGCGGGCCACATGGTGGGCGCCGCCGGCGAAGTGGCTTACATTCCCGGTACGGTGGACTGCGCGGCCGCCACAGGCGCCCCCTCTGGCGCGCAGACAGATCTAAAGCTGGCGCAAACTTCCACAGGACTGGCCTTGACAGGGCTGCAGCTCGCCACTTCTGCCGGCATGCTGGCCGCGCCCATCACGATGGGCGTATCGATCGCCGTCTCCGCCATCGTGGGGCTTTTTAGCACGCTGATCAATCATCACGCGCAAGCCGTGGCCAAAGAGCAGACGGTGCTTTGCTCGGCCGTCCCCGCAGCCAATAATTATCTGAGCATCATCGCGCAAGCCGTCTCGAGCGGCTTGGCCACGCCGCAAGACGGCATCGCCGCGCTGGAATCGCTGAAAGGCGATTTCCGCAGCGCTGTGGGCGCCATCTATAACGATTGCAACGCCGCATGCGTGATGTACATGGAGCTCGAAGCGATCTGCCTGGTGATGGAAAGCCAGCTCCAAGACATGATCAACGCCGCGAACGCGCCCGCCGCTGCGCCCGTGCAGGTAGTAGCGCCATCGCGGCCAAACACCACAGCGCCCGCAGCCGCTGTGCCCGCAAGCAGTTACGCTCCGTTTTATTCGCAAGCCACCATGCCAAGCGCGCCCGTGGCGCCCAACACCGTAGCCGCGCCCACCAGCTCCGTGCCTTCGTTCACCACCGCCACGCCAGCGGCAGCAGTAGCGGCGCCGGGAGTGCCTGGCGATTGGCTCCCGATCGCCGCGATAGTAATTGGCGGTTTCTTTCTTTTGAGGGGAGTCTAAGTTATGTCAAGTGTTTTTCATCTTCAGCGGCGCTTCAATCCGCGCATGTCGCTTTCTGGCCGGCGTTTCGATCCGCGCGTCTCTCTGCAGGGTTTGGCAGATGGCGTTACCTGCGAAGACTTACTGGAACGGAAGGCGCAGCAGCCCGTCTACGAAGACACTCCCCCCGATGGCTCTGCCACTGGCGATTCCGATCAGCCCGATCCCGTCCAAACGATGAAGATTGACGGGATCAATTACGTTACCTTCCCACGCGGGATCCAGAACTGGGAAAACATCGATCAGGATAACTACGTCCTGCTGCCCGCGATCGGCGCCACCGCCGTGATCGTTTCTTACGTCGTGCCGCCAGGCCGCAACGGCGTGATCTATAAAGTGGCCAACAATTTTGTTGGCGGCGGCTGGGTGGAGGGCACAGGCGATATCATCTGGCGCATCTTGGTGGATGGCACGCCGCCGCCTGGTGCCACGTCCTACAACTCCATTCCGGCTTCGCTGGGGAATCCCGCCAGCCCCACGGAGATTCCCGGCTTCCGCATCTTTGAAAATCAGGTGCTGCAGCTTGTGGCCTTTAATAATCCCGCCGGGCCGGATGGCGGCGTGATCGTTGCCGGCCAGCGCGTTGGCGGCCGCTTCGTTGGATGGAACTACCCAACGGATATCGAAGCGGCAGACGTTTGGATCTAGGGATGACGGTAGCGATTGGAAACATTCGCCTACACTTCCGTGCATGCCGTATTTGGTGGCGTTTTCGGTGCTGGCCAGTGGCCGCATGGAAGATTCGTCCTGGACAGCGCGACAGATTCAATATGTAGGGGGCTGAATGCTTAAAGCAAAGAAACTTCTGTTCGCCGCGCTGCTGTCTCTGCTCGGCATGGCCTTCCCGCAGGTGGCCCGCGCGCAATTCATCGGCGACGTTGGGCTGCAGACCGTGCAGCAATCCTTCGTCACCAACACCTGCAGTGGCGCGCCGCAATTCTATTTCATCACCAACATCGGACAAATTGCGCACCAAGCAGCGGTGATTTCCACGGCCGCTTCTATGGTGGTGGAGATTGACGCGCAAGACGCCATCTCTACCTATAAAATCTCGAATCCGCAAATCTCTTTTGCGAATACGCTTGGGCCCGGCACGGTCTATATCGTTCAGGCTTCCGGCTACTATCCCAAAATCATCGTCACGGTCACCTGCACGCCCGGCGCGCAGTACAACGTAAGCTATACCGGCGCGCAAACCGCTTTTAGTTCGCTGATCGGCCCGCCCGGGGGAACGGTAGTCAGCACCGGCGGCCAGCTCGCCGCCAACGTGCAAGGCGTGGTGGCGCAGCAGCAAAGCGGCGGTGCCGTGCTGCCGATCATCGATGGCGGCTTGCAGCTCCCCGTAAACACGAATTTCCTTACCACAGGCATCGATAATTTCAATACTGGATCCGTGGGCGTGCCGTCCGGAACGGCCGGCGTCGTCACCGTGGCCACTACGCCCACGCCCACTGCCAGCGGCGAATTCGGCCTAGCGTTTGAAGCCAGTCTCTCGGATGCTTCGGCCACTTCGATCGTGGCTCCCTGGGCGTGCGTGGCGGCCTTCCCTGGCGGATGTACGGGCGGCGCGCCACAAATGTCTATGGCCTTTCTGGCCAACGTCTCTGCAGGGCAAAAATTTCAGCGCACGTTTGCGAATTCCACGCCGGCTGGGCAGGATATTGCCGCGATTGTGCTGTTTTCTTCGCCGGCGACGGCCGTGCGCCAAGCCAATCTGGCTAGCGGCTCGGGCGTGGTGGCCTACACCGGCAATACGCTGGCCAATAGTTCGCTGATCGCTGCGGTGCGCTGCTCGGGCGTGGTGCCGTGCACCGTTAGCGGCGTGGCGGATACGCAGGGCGGCACGTGGAATCCGGTTACGCAGATCACCTTTAATGATGGCCAGCAGGCTTCCGGCATTGTGGTGTGGGCGCGGAGCACGCTTTCCACCGCTGCGGCCGATACCATCACGTTCACTCTCTCGAGCGGCACGGCTGCCGGCGCGATGGCCGCAGAGTTGACGGGCACCACGCCTTCCACCATTACGCAGCCAGCGATTTCCGTGCAGGCAGATCCCACGGGCGCGCAGGTTAGCCGTGAGGATGCGCAATTTCCGAATCAGTTTGTGTGCAACGTCACGATCTCCACGGCCACCACCACGCAATGCCAGGCGCCGCCTACCACGATCAATAACGTTGCCGTGCGCGCGTACGTCACGGACATTCAGGTGAACACCACCACCACGGGCACGGCGAGCGCAGTACAACTGGTGACGGGCACGGGATCGAATTGCGGCACGGGGACGGCGAACCTTTCCGCGATCACGTATTCCACCGTCACGGCGGCCGCGCCAGCGCTGGCCAGCTTCTTAGGGATGCGCACGCCGCTGATCGCGCCGCTGCAAAGCGCGGTGTGCGTGAAGCAAACCGGCACACCGGCCACGGCAGTGGTGGAAGTCCACGGCTTCTTTGCGCCA